TCTAATGAACTACCGCCGTAACCTGCATACTGCTCTATCTCTTCAGGGTCATAACCCATAGCGATTAATTCAGACACAGATTTAATCATTCTGTGAGCAACGTAAGATGCAGTTTCTATGTTGCGTGCGTGTCTTGAAATTAATATTTCTTCTGGTGGTACAGACTCAATGCATACTTGGTCTTTTGGTTTTAATCGTCTGATTGTAAGGTCGTAGCTTACTGGTATTTCTTGGGTAACTTCTTCACCGCTGATTGGGTCGAGAGTAGTAATAGTTTCTTGCGTGGCTGACTCTTCTATAACTTCTACGTTTTTATCTAGTATTAATGCTTGGTAGGATTGTGGGTCAATGTTGCTGTATTCGTGCGTGGTGGCTGTAATTGAATCATCCCAAAATACTTTTACAAAACCAGTCTTTCTAACTAATGCATCTTTGAATACATCGTATAAAACTTGGAAGCCTGGATTTTTTTCTCTGATTAAATAATTAATATAATCGGTTTGTTGTTCTGCAAGTTGAATATCCTCTGGTCCTTTTGGTACAAACTCTACAATCTTTTTCGTACCAAAAAATGTACGCATGATTGAGGGAAGCATAAACAAAACACTTTCTCTTACATCAGTAGAAACATATTCTGACTGAAGCGTGCTTGTACCTTCTGGCTCATTACCAAGATAATATTCAGTTGACTCAGCTCTTTCCGATCCGACCTGATGAATGAAATCTTTTGCATCATCCATCTCTGATTTAATAACACCAACAAGGTTATCCATGTCTATTGCTTCTTGCACTTCAACCTTCATTGTTTCTTCTTTTATTTTTTTTGCCATAAATTTATCCAACTCTAATTATTCTTGATTTAAGAGGTTGTCTGAAATTATAACCTAAAAAGCTTGTGCTTCCACCAAAACTTGCAGCAGAGGATGCCATCGTCAGCGCAAGCGCATCCGCTTTGTCTGGTGACTTGATTCCACGCTTGCGCATTTCGTCTTTACTTTCAATCTTAATTTTACCTGTCGAAGTATATTTATACAAAGGCGCAGCTAGTTCTGAGACTAAATCATCGTCATCTGGCAACCTGCAATCACGTTGCGCGAGCCAGTCTTTGATTGCAAACCATAACTCAGCGCGTAGGTTTAAATAATTTTTCTTAGTCGCTGGTGCTTCGGCAACATTGATTCCGCGCACAGGTAGGTTCTGCTCCGCTAACCTGTCCACCACGCCTGCGCCGAGTCCGATTACATCAATTAATATTTCTTGCGGTCGCTCTATTGCGGTGCAATCGTCATACATATTCTTAATCACCCCACACAATTGCATAAGATCCATAGACTTGAACGATTTAATCTTCATCACATGGTTACCTTGTCTTACACATAGCGCGGAGTTATCACCGCCAAATCTGGCGACATCCAATCCCCATATAATCGGTGCGTTAGCTGTTAAGGAGACATCTCTTTCGACTGCTGCTTTGACCAAGCTCATTGGTATGACGGTATCATCGTCTGCGGATGGAAACTCGCCCATCACCTCCACGCGCGCGACGGTGGAATCTTCGCCGTATTGCTCAATCATCGTTTGAAAGAGCTTTTGGTCTGTGCCTTCGACTGTGCGCGAGTCGATTTGTTTGTTTATCCAAAACGAGCGCTTGGAGTTAAAGCTGTCGTAGAATGGCCCTGTGTTTCGGCGCGGGTTGGAGAACGTAAACCAATACCTATCGCGCGTGGGTTCGGAGAAGAACCCCTCGCTGACGGAGTAAATAGGAGCGGGAATACCTGACGCTTCATCCATTATCAGGCATACGCCATAAGATGAATGGATGCCTGCAAACGCATCTGGGTTTTCCTCGCTCCATAACTGCGCCTGCGCGTAATAATAACCAGTATCAATCTTTAGGTCATTTATTAGCGCATCTTCAAACCATTGTGCTGGTTTTATCGTGGTAGCTGTTTTTGTAAACCAATGAGAGTTAATAGCTAATGTTAGCCACTTACCTAACTCCGCCCATGTTCTTGATCTAAGCTGTTGCTCGGTGTTAGCAGTTACGATTATGGTAGAACCAAGTCTAGTAGATAACATCCAAAGTATAATCCATGCGACAAGTGCGGACTTACCAATACCACGACCTGAAGCTACGGCTAGTCTAAACATCTCTGGTAAATCTAATACGTTGTTTCGCTCAATGTGTATTGCCATTTCTCGCAAAATTTTTTCTTGCCACTTCCTTGGTCCTTTAAAATCTTCGAGGGGGGTGTCTTTTTGTCCCCATGGGAACACATACTTAACAAAGTTTACTGGGTTGTCTTTGATATGACCTGACCATAGCTCGGTCATCAATTCCTTTTCTAGTTTTACACCGTATTTCATATTAAAAAAAATTAAAAAATTTTAGTTGAGTAGTTATACATATATCACCACCGCCACGCAAACAAAGGGGGGGTCAAATGCGATTTATTGAGAGAGATTCGCATAGTTAAAAAGGGAGTGTAAAAACTAAGCCCGCACTCGACCCCTGGTTATTCATTCGCACCCTCGCTCGCTTCCTCGCGCTGTGCATTTTCGCTCAACGCTTGCGCGCGCTTGGGCAAGCGTGTCGGCGCGTGATCGATTATGCGTGCGCGTGCGCTGTCCAAGATCCCTGCGAGGTTTAAATTGTGTTCGACTGTTTGCTTCTCCGCCCAGGTTTCGCGGTCCGCGGATTTTAGATAAAACTGAATCGCGTTGAACTCGCCCTCTTGTATTTTTTCCATGAGTTTTGTTGTTGCGAGTTGCAAGCCTTTTGCTTTGCCTCTGTTCAGCGCGTCCGCTAATTCAGAGTTTTTTCTATTTCTATGTTTATTAAATGTGTCCCAGCCAACGCCTAATGACCTACAAATGTCCATAATACCAAGGTTTAACGATGCCAGATATTCAACTCTGTCATAGTCAATAACGATTGGTTTACGTCCTCTTTTCTTTGGTGTTTTTACTGTCATATTCCGATTAATTATAGCTTAAAAGGGTATTTATTATGGTTTTTTAGTAATTATTTGCATATTTATTGAGTAAAAGTGTTTACAACTGAGTAAATGTGTGCCTATAATACAGTTACTAGGTTTTAATAACTTAGCATTTACGGAGAAAATAACATGGCAAATGTACCAAATACCAAATCACATAAAAGTGTAATAAGTCGACTTCGTAAGAAGTACGGACTAAAAGATAACACACCGATCCATAAAGTAGAGATAGCAATGTCTCCAAAGGATTGGAAAATATTTAAAGAAGCACTTACCTTTCCAAACGGTAAACCATCACAAAGGGGGAAATGATGCAATACGAATACCATTATGAAGTAAAACTTAACTGGCAAGATTCCTCTACTGTAGAGGGAAGCAATAAAGATGAAGCTTATAAAAGAGCGTATGGAATAATAAAATATGCAATTAAACATGATATTTTAGATGTTAAAGATTTGCTTGATGTAGAGATAACTAAATTTGAACCAACTGAGAGATATATTAATTGCGCTCATTGCAACACTCCAATAATACAAAAAATAGGAGTTGGAAGAAAAAAAGTAACTTGTAGTGATTCATGTAGAACATTAAAAGCGAGAGCAAGGAGAACAAAAAGATGAGAATAGAGTTAGATTCATGGGATATAGAAAAAGCAGTTGAGGAATATGTTGAGAAACATTTTAATTTAAAAGTTGATTTAAAAGATCAATATCATCCACCTTGTTTTGAAATACAGGCTTATGAACAAAAGAAAGATAAGAATGGAAAAAATGTTCCAGATTTAAGTAAACCAATATTTATGAAAAGAAAATATATAGAGATGGCCGAAGGCTCTACTTGGATTAGTTTTAATGTCAATTAGGGGGAATAATGAAGAAATATAAACCAATAACTTACGCTATGGCCGAGTATCAATATGCTTGTTATATAAGAGATGAATTTAAAAAATCTGGGCCAATCTTATATCCAAGTGAACAAGCGTCTAAACAACACAGAGACGGCACATGGCTTTTATTAACAATAGAAGGGCAAAGATTAGGCACAGTCTCTCCCAATGGAACTGTGAGGCTTACATGAAGCGAGAGGACATACCAAAACATTTACGACATCTTGAAGAGTGGAGATTAAGAGCATTATTTTATTTATTTAGGAGTCCAGCATGACAGGTAAAGGATCTGGTAGAAGGCCAACGGCACACGATAAACCAAACGCATACCAAGATAATTGGGAACTAGCTTTT